CGCCCTGCTACTGTACTATAATGTAAAATTATAGTACACGGCGTCTGACCAACGCCGCCAGTCAAGCCGTAAGGCCTGACACTGAGGTGACAGAGTATCCCATGATGAGGATACCTTGTGCTTCGTTGTATACCTAACACGCCTCTGCCTGAGGGTGTGTCGGTAACCTCGGATGTCGCCATGAAGAAAAGCTAGCCACAACCCTTCCGGGTTGGTATTTCGGCGTGCTTCTCGACACTCCATAACGATTGACCCATCTTTTGCAACGGAAAAAGTTGCAGATTTCGCTCTCCAGGATGGATAGCGGATGAGGCCGTGACTAAGGCGTTCTACTCCACGTACCATGTCAAGTGGTAAGTGGACGCCTGCGTCGTCGTTTTCGTAGCCTGGGACTTGTAATAATCCTGGCCTACTTCCTAGGTATTGCACTGTTCTGGGGATGTGAATTCCCGTTGCAGCGCTCCACCTATTTAGGAGATTAATGGCAACCGCATAGTCCTGTGTAGTTCGGAGTCTCTTTATGTAGACACCCCTACAGTGATGACCACTTACGTAGTCACCACCACAGGATTCACGGAACGGACCTTCATGGAAAGTCTTATCACTGTTAACCACAAACCCCATCATCCGTAACAAGCGGGTGATGGTACTGAAAGCACGTGAGTCGACGATAATATCGTCGCCGAACACGCCAAGGTTCCGGTTTGCGGCACTCCCACCAAACTCAGGCTTGATGCCTAAGTGTCGATAGGAAGTGATAACTGCCGCTGTGAAGATAAGTGTTTGGAGGGGGAAGGTATAACCGTTCCCCATCGTACTAACCATCTCCAACACATGCTCCCGACCGTTTGGGAGGTGCGTTACCGGACTCCTTAAGATCATAAGCCACCTAAACATATCAGGTGGTAATATGCGTTTCAGGAGCCCGATTGACACACTATCCGAGGCGCTTTCAAGATCGATCGTCGCGAGACGACCTGTCTTCGAGCCTCTTCGTGCAAGTGCCTTGTTTATATCCTGCTGAACCTCTAGGCGCAAACAGTATAGATGAGATAATCTTTCTCTCATCGCGTCTTCGAGGCCAAGCTGGAACCACATATTAACTGTTGGTTCCGTAGATATGCAACGCGCTACGGCAACGTTCTTATTCACGAAGCTGAGCTTATTACCTGCGACTATGTGCGTTCCATGTTCTTTGTGCCTGTGCCTCTCGGCAGCGGCCCATCGGACGTCACGCAAACTTAGTCTATGCCATATGTATAGTAGACTCTCACTAGTTGCGGATAGCGGCGAATCCCATATCTTCGTATAGAGGTCTGAACCTCTAGAGAAGCGGTTCATCCCTGAACCTAGTCTGCCCCGATCATACAATTGATCGAAGGTTGAGACAAGAGGGGTTTCTCCGTCCACGTACCAGAACTTCTCTATGACGTTAGCAACGCCATTGAGAAGCTCCTCGTCGCGGATATCCGCCGGCTCCGGTGTGAAGTCCTTGCACCTCTCGTTAACTTTGAGGAACTTGGACAGTGCAGCAGAGCAGGCCCCGTCCGAAGGCGTATCCTTTTCATTATACTTTTTGAAAAGACTACGTCCCAGGGCGAAAGCCTGATATTGCTGAACAGTTGCATCGGGCCAAATCGGTTGGCTACCACTGAATGTAAATTCAAGTTGATAGTCATCCAAGATCCCAGTGAGATCTTCTTGCAGGCACTTAGAAAGAGCAGCGGTCTTATCAGACATGTTGTTCACCTAAGTCAAATGGTCAATCGCAACAGCACGCTCTTCTAGGATCTCCACTCAGAACGACACAATGTTATTGTGCGCGTTCCGGAGGATCTTCGACGTCACACGACGATCGTAG